CGGCCGGGTCCCGTCGTGCACCATCTGCGCGTACGACACGTCGGACCCGATGGTGTACCGGGACCGCAGCAGCGCCGTCCTGCGCGACTCAATGCGGATTGACGCGCGCAACCTTCCGGTGTCGACGGGGGCCAGGATCTTCGCCCGGTTCATCACCTGCCGGGCCGCCGTCTCCAGTTCGTTCCGGGACGCTCCCCGGATTGTCCGGGACAACTCCGCCCGGTCCAGCCTGATCCTTGCCACCGCACACCTCCACCAGGCCGGCGCGTTCCCAGCCGCGCAGCATCTCTCCGTCCAGGACGTATCCGACGTCCCCCGCGTACATGCCGTTGAAGGACACCCGGACGGTGACCCGCACCAGTTCACTGGACATTGGCGCACCCACAGTCGTAGTCGATGGTCATCTGCATGGTCCCAGTGAGACAGTTCCCGTCCGGCCCCAGGGGCTCGTACACCCCCGGCACCACCCGGGGCTCGAACGGCAGGGACTGGAACGCTTCCATGGCGCAGCACACCGCCGCTTCCATGGCCTGCTGGTCGGAGTCCATCTTCAGGGATGCCTCGGTCCACTGCTCACACGTCGGTCCGGCCCCGGTCGTTCCGAAGGGAATGCAGCGCGCGGTCCCCAGTTCCAGCGTGAGGCGCCGGGCCGGAGTCACACAGTTTCCCTGGGACGGGTCCGTCGGGTCAGCCAGGGGCTCGATACCGGCAACGCGCACCCATGCCAGGCCGGTGCAGCACTCGTCCTCGGCCGTGCCGACGGACGGGTTGACCTGCTGGCCGAACCGAAGACAGATCTTGTCCTCCGGCATCGGGTACGGGCCGTCCTGGATCCGGGCGCGCAGACACGCCAGAACGATCTGTGCGTACTCGCCGGGGGTCACAGGGCCACCGTCCGAACCGGCGGGAGATCGGGGGTGTGCACCCGGGGCCGCTGGTGGAGCCGGGCCGGGTTCACCGACATCACCCACAGGTCCACGTCATGGATGCCGGTGCGCCCCGCGTCCAGCACGAGTTGGGGATCGGCCACCTGAACCTCCACGCCGTTGCGGGACAGGGACACGAGTTCCTGCGGAAGCGCACAGTCGCCCCCGCCGGCGCACGCTTTGGCGAACTCGCACGCGAGCTTGCCGGCCGCGATGGCTCCGGCCACAGGAAGGGGCTCCCCGGGCCGGAGTGTGACGGACCACGTGTTCTCCACGGTGTCCGGCACGTCCAGGTCCTGGCACTCGGGAAAGCACTCGTCTCCTCCACTGAGGAGCACGAGGGTGTTTCCGTTGTCGATGCGGTAGGCGGACGGGTCGAGCACGACGCCGTGCAGCTTCACTTCCAGCACCTCGGCCACCGGCCACGGCATGCGGGCCTCACAGGTGGCCTTGCACCGGCAGGCTCCTGCACAGCCGCAGTTGCGCCACACCCCGTTGTCGACGAACGGGATCATCCACGGGTTGCCCGCTCCGGCGGTGGCGACGGAGTCCACAGGGAAGGTGAGGTAGCCGCCGTACCGGCCGCAGCGCTGTCCGCAGGGCCTCAGCTTGACGGGGCACTGCGCGAACCGGCGCCCCGTAAGGGAGTCCAGCAGTTCCGTGGCCCACGCTGCGGCCACGTCCTGGACATCCTGGGTGTACGTGTCCCAGTCGGGGCAGCACGATGTGTTCAGGGTCCATGCGCACACGGCGCCGGGGGTGTCTGCGGTGGAACCGTCGATGACGGGCATGGTCACCTCCTCACGGGTAGTCGAGCTTGCTGGCTCGCCGGATGATGCACTGCGCCGGGTTGTTCAGGGCGGTGGCGTTGCCCTGAACGATGACATGGGCGATCAGCACGGCGTTGCCCACGGTGGTCGGGTTCGGGACGAACGCCCCGGAGCCGATGGAGTCGATGGCCGTGCTGAAGTCGGCGAAGAGCTGTTGCCCGTACTGCACGGCGATCTGGTCCCCGACGGCATTGGCCGGAAACAGCCAGACGCGCTGAATGGTCGCGTCGTTGCCCGTGACGGCGGTGAGCACGCCGTTGTTGTCCCAGAGCCCGGGATTGATCGTGGTGAAGGGGGACGTCAGGGGGAACTGCGCGACCCGGGTGATCCTCCGCAGCGTCACGAGAGCCTGCGCCGGGACGGAGGACACGTGGGGGTCCAGGGTGAGAGTCGGGCCCGCGAACCGGTTGAACGCCCTCACGAACACGTCCCCGGCGCTCTTGGTGAGGGACAGGTTCGCGCCGTTCGGCGTGACCACGTTGCCGAAGATGTTGAACGGCCCCAGCGCATCCATGAGGTCGGCCATCTGGTTGATGGCCCCGGGGTAGATGACGGGCAGGGACTGGTCCAGCGTGATGGCGCCGGCCGTCGAGTCGTACACCGTCGCGCCGAGCACGATCATCTGTCGGCGCTGGGAGTTCGAGGGGCGCGCCGCCTGCTGGACGATGGCGCCCGTGGACGTCATGAGCCACCACGTGACGACCCGGGTGAGGGCGGGTCCGTCCAGGGGGACCGTCTGTGCGGGCGTGCTGACCCGGGTGAAGCCGGGCACCTCCGGATCGGTGTTGAAATCGAGCACGTAGCCGACGGTGGGGCCGATGTCGAGGGACGTCGGGGTGATGGCGTTGACGTTGAGTTCCCCGCCGGACAGGAGTCCTGTGGACAGGGAGGACGACGTCGCCTCGAACACGTCCAGGTCCGGGGACCCGACAGACACCCGGAAGGTCTGATTCCGGATGAAAATCCAGTACTCCCCCTCCTCCGCCCAGAAGAAAAGCTGTCCCGATCCGTTGGTCGACAGCGGGTTGGGGAGCGGGATCGTGCCGGCCGGGTCGGCCCACAGGACGGCCAGGGAGTTGGAGTCCCGGGGAAAGATCCTGGCCGGGGTGTTGGCCGCCAGGGACCCGTCCGGGAACCAGTACGTCTCAGAGAATGATGCGAGCGGCACGGCGCCTCCCAGGTATGGGCCCGCCGCCCCCGAGCACGGAGGGGCGGCGGGCGGTCCGGATCACGGGCCGGGCGGCACCGGAAGTTCGACGGCGCCGCAGCCCGCCGCCGGGATCGGCACGGACACCGTCTCAAAGTGCACGTGCTGGGATTCGCCGATCGGGGTGAGCAGCGGTTCCGGGGTCTGCGTGACGGCATCGGCGCGCACGTTGTACGGGCCGACACCCCACCCGGACCCGGCCGACGTGCGCCCGGTCAGGGTGATGGTGAGGGCACCGTTCTCCACGACGTACTCGCCCCACTGTGCCTGCACGACGAACGGGTACAGCCAGTACCCGAACTGCTCGCTGCCCCCGACGCCGCACGCCTGGCCGGGCTTGCCGGACCAGATCTCCAGGGCGAAGTTCGCCGAACCGGACACCGACGAGTCGATGCGGAACCCGACCGTGTTCGGGGTCGGAGTGGCGTCGTCGACCACAAGCGGGTCACCTGTGATGATGTTGATCGCGTCCGGGTCGATCAGGCAGAAGTTCATGGCCAGGGTCAGCCACCGCAGCGCCGGGTCGGACTGGTCGTCGATGCAGTTGTCCCCGTTCGCGTCGGTCTGGGTGATGTCCTCGATGTCCGCGTAGACCGGGGTGGCCGTGACGGACACGAACCCCTTGGTGACCAGGGACCCCGTGGGCCCGGGGACCGGGTTGCCGCACCCGTCGAGCCGGGTAAGGCGCATGGCCCGGCCACGCGCGAGGGAAGAGCAGATGGTGGCCATCGGCTATGCCGCCTTTCTGGGACGTCGCTTCGGGCGGTCCGGCGCGCCGTAGCGCTCCGCCACGTGGGCGGGAACGAGGAATTCGTTTCCCGCGTTGGCCGTGCGCACCTGGGACGGGTCGTCTGCGGCGTCCAGCAGCGCACGTGCTGTCTCCGCCAGGGCCCCGGGGGCCGGGACCACGGTGACCCATTCGGTCACGGCCCCACCGCCAGGGACACGACGGCCGGGGCCGCCACCGGAATCTGTACCGCGTGGACCACGGGGCACGCCCACCTGTGCAGGTAGACGCGCTCCGCCAGGGCCCGCCACTGGTTCCCGAGCCGGTCCATGGTCTGGGTGACATCGGGGCTGATGATCCGGCTGCGCTGCACGGTCACGTACGGCGTCATGAACGCCCACACCGATCCGGCGGCCGGGGCCGCTCCGGCGGGTCCGGTGACGCCGTACCCGGCGCCGACGGCGACCGAGCTGCGGAGCGGGGTGACGAGACGCCCGTCCGGTGCGTCGTCGAGCACGTCCGAGTAGGCCAGGGCGGCGTACCCGGACGTGTTCAGGTGCACTGTGCCGACGTACCCGTACACGGCGTAGAACGACGCCTCCAGGGCGGCCAGGGCCGCCCCCGCCCCACCGGCGCCCGGGACCACGGTGACGGCCCCGGCATCGGCGGTGAGGGATGCCCAGACAGCGGCCTCCACGGACGTCTGCTCGCCGCCGAGCAGCACCCGCCGGGCTCGCTCGGCGGCCTCCTCAGCGGTGGTGCCGACGGTGCCGCACTGCTCGATGACGTACCGCCAGTACGGGTCGCCCCCGATGTACGGCTGTCCCTCCGACGCGACCTTGGCCGGGTGCGTCTCGCAGTTCGCGTCGTACTCCTGCGGCTGCTGTCCACAGTCCATCGCCCTGTGCTGCACACCGGCTGCGATCAGACGGCCGGACAGGTCGTCCGTGACCGTGGCCACGTCGAACAGGCCGTAGCGCCGGGGTCCCGGGTCGGGTGCGGCGATGATCTCCCGGTTGGTCAGGATCGCCATGGTGCCCACCTCCTTTCTGGGGGAGGGGCCGCCGCCCGCATGGACGGACGGGCGGCGGCCCCGTTCAGGGGTGGATTACGGGACGACGGGGCACGCGGTGTCGACCTGGGCGGCGGTGGCCCCGGACGGGCACGTGCTCGTGGTGTACAGCCGGACATCGCCGCACGGGAAGATCGGGGCGTAGCCCTCTTCGGTGAACAGCGCGGTGTACAGGTTCTGCGTGAGGTTGGTGCTGTCGTACACGTTGGTGAGCGTGACGACGTCCTGACGCGCGAGCACGATGGCGCCGGCCGGGTACAGCAGGAAGTCGACCGTGACCGGGAGCGCCGTGATGGGGGTGATCGGCGCCGTGATGTCGCCGGGGCCGCCCGCCAGGCCGGACTGGGCATCCTGCCAGTCGTACACGAACTGCGGCCGGATGCCCCGGACCGCGAACCAGTTCATGATCGTCGCGTTGGCGAGAGCGTACGGGTCGGTGTGCCACGCGTTCTTGCGCGCGATGTCGGCCCTCCACTGGACAAGCACCCAGTGCGGGAGCACGACCTCGAACGTGGTGTTGAACGACATGTACTGGCCGTAGCGCATGTCCTCGGCGGCCAGGTCGACGGCGGCCAGGACCGAGGAGACGGCCGAGTTGTCCGCACCCTGGGCCGGGATGACGAGGGACGCACCGGCCTGGGCGACGATCTGCGCGATGACGTCTTTGTTGACGTTGTGCGCGTGCTTGGTCAGCAGGCCGTCGGTCCAGGTGGAGACGACCTCCGGGTAGCCCACCGACTGAAGGAACGAGCCGGTGATGCAGGTGACGGCGACATCGAGACGGCGATCGATGAAGGTGGGGCACGGAAGCTGGGTGCAGTTCTTCGGCGTCCCGGCGATCACCTGCGCCTCGGTCAGCTTGGTAAAGCTGGTGACGGACGCGGCGTTGATCTCAGCCCAGGTGACGGACCGGGTGTAGTTGATCCCGCCCCGGGGCGCGGTCGTGGTCGGGAGGTCGAGCATGCCGTCCATGGACCACAGGGAGCAGAGGTCGTACCGGTTCTCGGACGGTGCGCACCACCCGGCGGCGGCGGTCAGCGCGTTCGGACCCTTCCCGCCGGCGGCGGCGTTCTTCTCCCACGCCGACATGAGCGAGCCGCCGTCGAGACGGCGTTCGTCCCGGGCGAAGTTGATGACTTCCAGGTCGCCGTTCTTGGTGCCCGGCAGCACGAGGCGGTTGTCCCGGGTGCGGGTGAACTGGGCGACGGCCCGGTCCGCCTTGACACCCCGGGAAGCCTGTCCGAACTGGCTGAACAGCTTTTCCACGGCCTGGCCGACTTCACGCAGGTCCGTGCTGTCGCCAGCCTGGCGGCGGAGCGCTCCGGCGGCGTCCGGGAGGAGGCTGATGCCGAAGGTGTCGGCGTGCCGGGCGGCGGGGTCGGCCTGCACGGGCGGCTGTGCGTCCATCTGAGCGACGCTCGGGACCGGGGCGGTCTCCTTGGACGCGGAGGCGGTGACGGGCTCCACAGCGGGCGCGGAGTGGGCTTCCTGCGTCTGCGCCGGGGTGACCACGGGAGCGGTGCGCGCCGGGAGTGCGCCGAACACGTCCACGGCGGACTGTGTGGCGGCGGCGGTCGACTCAATCTCGGTGATCCGGTCACCGATGACCTGGACGCGGGACGCGAGCTCGGTGAGTTCCGCGTTCTCCTCGGCGGTGCGGTCGCTCCTGGCGGCCAGCTCCTGGCCCCGGGCGCGGGCCGAGTCGTACGCCGAGTAGACCTCGGTGTCGGACAGGCCCTCCACGGAGAACGTGGCGGTCGCCTCGGGCTCCGGGGCGTCGGGGGTGGTCGGGGTGTCGCTCATGTCGCTGCCTCCAAGCGGGCGCGTCGGGATGGGGTGCTCACATCGACGCGACCGGCTCTCAGCTCAGCATCGCTCGCGACCGGCTCTCAGCTCAGCGTCGCTACTCACGAGGGTACGCCACCCGGGGATGTCACACGGAGTAGCGAAAGCTGTCCATTTCGACCCGGTTGTTTACAGGTACCCACCAAAATGCCCCGGTTCATAGCGATTCAAAGACGGTGAGACAGGTGTGACAGCAAGTTCGGAAACCTTACGTGAGGGCTCTCAACTTGGCGTTAACCGGATTACGTGTCACATCCGTCTCACTGCGGTCTCACCAGTGGTTATGCCGGATTCTTGACAGTGGACACTCAAGCACTTTGCTTTCTCTTTACCCAAAAGGCCCGCTCCGACGAGCGGGCCCCGGGCACCCTCCGCGACTACGCCACCTTCCGGGGAACCGGCTTCATCGTCGCTCTGCGTCCCTTCGCGTTCAGCCCGATGTAGACCCGGGCCTCCCCCGCGTTCGCGAACGTCTTCTTCTCCGGCACCCCGTCGAACGAGACCTCCCAGTCGCTCGACTTCGCAGCCTGCCCGCAGCAGCCCATGTCAGCTCCTCCCACTCGTTGCTTCGGCCCACACCCACGCGGCGCGCGCCGTACCTCCATCGTCCCGCAGGACCACCTTCGCCCCGCGCACCGGCTTCATTCCCGACGACGCGATCAGGGCCCGCTGACGCTGCATCGCGAACGCCACCCGGGCCCGGGGAACCGGGAACCCCGGCGTGTTCACCGAGCACACCGCGATCAGTTCCAGAGACCCGCCCACGTCCCGCCAGTCACCCGACACGGGGCACGACATGAACTGCTCGCACCGGACAGGATCAGCCTCCGGCAGCATCCACCCCGCCACCCAGATCCCGAACTCGTCCTCACCCGCCACGACCCGGGCCACCGACGCCGCTACGTCGTCGTAGTGCTCTCCCGCAGCACGGAACCCCAGGTTCGTGTCCGCGTGGCCGCCGCCCACCGACAGCACGCCCACGGGCAACAGATCGCCCTCCCGAGTCCGTTGCGCGCTCACGTGGAACGCCGAGTACCCCGACAGGCTGTGCGGCGGCGTGACGCACCCGGGCAAGCCCACATGGCACGTGTCCCACCCGGCGATGTGCCCGAACACCCGGCCCGTGTCCGACACCGTCAGCGGCGTCAGCCGGTCCAGGTCCGGGGCCGTGAACCAGGAAGCCGGCGGGAGCGGCGCCGGTTCGGCGGACGCGCGCAGCGACGCCGACTCCGTCTCCCACGGCGGGGTGCGGTCCATGCGCCGGTAGATTCCGCCGAGCACCCGCCGCATCCCCTCCGCGTCCGGCCCCGGCGTCGCACCACGGGACCCCTGCACCGCAGCAGCGGCGGCGAACACCCCCCGGGGGATGATCGTCAGCGCGCCGTCGATCACGTCGGCGATGCCGTACCCGTACGCCCCCTTGGTCTCCGGGTCCATGCCGTCCTTCTTCTGAAGGAACGCACGCGCGTACCGGCCCCAGTCGACGTCGTCCGGCCCCCCGGCCCACGAGAACACCCGGCCAGCGGCGGCCGAGCCGTCCCACGCCCGCCCTTCATCGGCGATCGGCATGTCCGACCACCCCGAGGAGCGCACCGCCGCCGTCACCGCGCCGGGAACCGACGGGTCCTGCGGATACTCGTCCACCACGGGCCCCAGGTCGAACGACACCCCGGCGAACGCGGGGATGGCCACCAGGGTCGCCCCGGCGATCCGCCACCGCGTCAGCACCGTGGTGCCGTCCCCGTCCATCACGTATTCGATGTCGTCCAGGTCCACCGACGGCCCGACCACACCCGCCTCAACCTGTTCCGCCACCATGCCCGTGTCGTAGGAGTCGAGCAGCGTCCCACGGCCGAGCGCCATGCCGTCCCGGAACTCGATCTCCTCGATCCGGCCCACGACGATGGAGCCCCCGTGCCCGTCATCGGTCTGTCCCTGGAACAGCAGCGGCAGCGGGAGGTCCCGCGTCGCGGCCCCCGACCCGGCGAGCACCCGGCCGTCACCCGTCGGGGTGTCCATCCGTGCGAGTACCGCCGTCCACGTCCTAGCCATCAGTCCTCCGTCGGGTTCTGTCGGTCCGTCCAGTCCAGCGTCTCACCCAGCACCACTGGCAGCAGCGAACAGCGGCACTGGATCACTTCTTGAGCTGGGCCCTGCGGGTCGCCCGGGAACATCAGATCGTGGCCCCCGACCCGGAACGGGGAGTCCAGCAGAGTCCTCTGCTTGTCCGCCTCACGGTGAGTCGGCCGGGTGCGCGGATCCGCCGTGGCAATCCACACCTTCGCCGGGGCCACGTCGCCCCGGGCCTCCGCTTCCAGTTGCGCCGAGCGGAACGCCCCGGCGTTCACCGCGCCCAGCGTCTCCGTCCTGGCCACAACCATGGCCCGGTTCGGCCATCGCTCCGACCCCGTGGCCGTGAGGATCGTGTCGATGTCCGCCGCCACCGTGTCCAGGTCGTCCCCGTCCCGGATACCGGCTTCCACGCGGGCCACTACCAGGGCGTAGACCTCATCCGGGATCCGTCGCATCCGGTTGCCTGCCTCGTTCAGGTACGCCGACGTCCACAGGTCCGTCTCCGGGTCTCCCCGCCGGGTCACCCGCCGCCATACGTCCGACAGCACGTTGCCGATCGCGGGAACGACCCGCTGATCGACCTCCGTGGTCCAGAACCGGCGCGCCTCCGCCGAGCGCAGCACGCCGGGGTTGATCGCTTCGCCTCCGGTCACCCGGCCCCGGAAACGGTCCGTCCACCGTGTCATCGACCGGAACCACGCCCGGCCCACCTGTTGCTCGCCCTCGGTCACGATCGCCTCGGAGCGCAGCCGCTGTGGGAGGAACGGGTCGACGCCTCCGGGCGGGGTGCTCACCGCAGCCGTCCCAGCGCCGCCACCAGGTCCTCGCGCCGGTACGGGGTGCGCGACTCGATCCGGTCCCGGGCGAATGAGAACAGCACCGAGGCGAACCGGACCCGGTCCACCCCGAACGCCTCCGCCACGCCGTCCGTCCACAGGAAGCTGTCGGCCAGAAGGTTGTCAGCGGGTCCGGCGGACGCGAGGACGGTATGCAGCTCGTGTTTCGGCGTGTCCGGGTACTGGCCCCGGTTCTTCGCCGTCAGCAGTCGGCTGCCGGCCCGGGACAGCGCGTCGAACACCAGGAGCTCCGCAGCAGCCGTCAGGCCGGCCGGGACGTCCTCCGCGTCCGGTTCCTGGCCCTGTGTCGCCGGGAGTTCCCGTTGCCCCGCAGGGGCCTCCACGGCGGGAGGGGCCGCTGTCGGTTCCGCCGCGTCCGGGGTACTGGCCACGGGCAATCCCAGGATCTCCGCGTAGGCGGGGTCGGACAACAGCGACGGATCGGCCATCACCAGCTTCCGCAGGAACCGGGCGTTCGCCTCGTCCTCGGAGGGGATCGCGTCGTCCGGGATGCCGGACTGGGCGCGCCGGTAGTCGTCGCTGATCAGGTCTAGGTCGTACAGGTGGTCCAGGTCCTCGGTCGCGTCGGGCCGCTTGACGATCGCGGACGTGTCCCAGTCGATGACGTACCGGTCGGGGTCCTGCACGCCCATGGCCTTGAGCGCCGGGTGGAACCAGTACTGGCCCACCGCGTCGGAGAACCGCTGCAACAGCGGCTCGATGTAGATCTTGTATGTGGTCTCCTCCACCTGCCACGAGGACCAGTGGTTCGCCTCCGCCATGCTCCCGTCGGCCACGCTCCGGGGGATGTCCAGGGTGTCCGCCACGGTCCGGCGCGCGTCGGAGCGCAGCTCAACGAGCTGTGAGCTGAACTCGGTCGCTAGGTCGATGAACCCTTCTTTGAAGGGGGCGATGAGGTCTGCCGGGACCGTGACGCCGATCGGCGTGGCCGCCGTCGCCGAGCCGGGGTTCGCGATGGCCGCCTCGAACGCCCGGAACAGATAGTCGGTGAACGCGGCTCCGACGGACTGCCCGTCCGCCGTGGGGAAGTCCAGTTCAGCCGGTACGAGCTGGATGCCGTTCGCGATCAGCCGGGAGTCGAGCCGGGCTGCGATCGACATGGACGCCTTCTCGATCTCCCGGAGCGGGGGGATGGCCCGGCGCACGGCGCTGTCCGCTTTGGCTTGGTCGTTCGGGTGCGGGGACCAGCAGCGGATCAGCACGTCACGCCGGGGCACCACGTCCTCGGTCAGGCCGGTGAACGGGTCCACGTACGTCCACGTGTCCCCGCGCACCTTGACTTTCTGCCCGGACAGCACCAGCCACTCGTCGGGCCTGGCCTGGCCGCCCAGGCGAGCCCGGGACCGGATGACGATGAAGGACTCCCCGGGAACCTGCCAGCACACCGCGATCGTGTGCAGGAGCTGGGAGCGCCGGGCGGCTCCTCCGAGGAGAGCGGAGGCCACACGCTGCACCGTCTCGTTCTCGGTCGGGCCCGCCACGATCCCGGTATCCGGGTCGACTTCCGCCGCGTACGGAGTGGCCTGGCTGATCGCGTTGGCGATGTAGTTGACGGGCCCGTACAGGGCCCCTTCCACGTCGTAGAAGTACCACGCGTCCTTCTGCCACGCCTCCACGCTCTGCGTCTGCCGCATCGAGTTGGATGTGGCGACTCCCGGCCCCGACAACGGCATGGCCGCCGCCACGAACCCCTTCGGCGGCGGGTCGCCGGCGTCCTTCTTCCGGTTCCAGATACCCATGTCAGACCCCGGCCCCTTCCTTGCCGGCGAGGAATCCGGCGACGTGGCTGTATGCGAGAACGGCTGCTGCTGCGGTCCATGCGGTGGCGCCGCCCCATGCCCACCACGTGCCGGCCACGGCTGCGCCCGTGTAGATGGAGACGCACCAGTCGCACACCAGGAGGTAGGACAGGAGCTTGTGCTCCCGCAGCAGTTCCAGTGCCCGGCGCCGGGGTGCCTCGGTGATGCGGTCGGTGGTGACGAGACGGGTGAGCCGGGCGGTGGCCAGGGCTCCGAGCAGCAGCGCGACGATGTCCATGGGGTCAATCATGACGCGAGCCCGCCCCGGCGCCCCCAGGGAGTGGCCGATGCGTGGCCCGGCCGGGCGGCGGGGCGTCGTCCGGCGATGCCCATCAAGTGGGGTGAGCCGATGTCCATGGGGGCCGTGCTGAACCTCTTGGCGAGGAACGTGAGCAGGTGCACGGCGGCGTCGACCCGGTCCGGGCTCTTGGGGTCCTCGTCCGGGATCCAGGTCGTGTACTGGTCTTCCAGGAGCGGGAAGTTCCCGGCGTGCCGGATGCGGTCCTGTTCGTACCGCAGGACGACCGGCTGCGCGCGCAGTTGCTTGCCGGCGGAGGCGTGGACCTCCCGGAGCGGGGCGGTCGACTCGGGGCGTCCGGTGCGCTCATTCCACACCCGGCCGAGAACCTCCTTGACCCACCCTTTGCCAAAGTTATCCTCGTACACTACAATGTCCGAGTTTGTCTCCTCATACAGTTCCCAAACGCGAACGGCGGACGCCCGGGGGGACAGCCGGTCGGACCAGTCATGCGTGACGTAGTCGAACCCGTCCACCCCGTGCAGACCTGCGACGATGCCGGTCTCGTCCCGTTGGCCGGTACCAGCCGGGTCCATCGCGACCACCCGCAGCATCGCTTCCGGCACCATGTCCGGCTCGACACGGTTGCGCTCGATGACCACACGCGCGAGCAAAGCCCCGGGAAGGTCGTCCAGGATCTCCGCGTCCAGTTCCTGCCGGCCGAGCGTCGTGCCCTCGTACCGGGCCACCACGGCCCGCCGGAACGTCGGCGCCAGGTTCGCCAGGTTGTCATACGTCGACCCCCGCACCACCCGGGATACGGGGTCCTTCAGGAGTTCCTTCACCAGGGGCAGGGGCCGGGGCGTCGTCGTCACGCACGCCCGGGGATGCTCCCCGAGGCGCAATCCCATCTGCGCCATGTCCCACGCGTACTGGAGACGCCGCCACGCCGCCAGCTCGTCCGCCCACAGGTAGTGGTGCTGCGGGCCCCGGAGCCGGTCCGGTTCGTCGGCGGAGTACAGCATCTGAATCGCGCCGTTGGGGTAGGTCAGCTTCCGCTTTGACGGCTCGTAGACGGGGCGGAACGTGACCGGTGCGCACGCCAGAATCCCGGATTCCCCCTCCACGAGGACGTCCCGGGTGTCGGCCGCCGTCGGCCCGATCAGGGCCCCGCGCTCGTGGTCACGGGCCATGCGCCACGACCACTCCGCGCCGCACCGCGTCTTTCCGAACCCGCGCCCGGCGAGCAGCAGCCAGGTGTCCCAGTCCCCGTCCGCGAGCGACGGCG